TAATAAACAAAAAGTGTTGAAGTTTGTGTTTAGGTTATTTAAAATAGACCTTCCTTCTTTAGACTCTAATCCATAAAACCCTGACATTTCTTTATTTGTACTATCAACCCAAAATTGACTAAACACTTCTTTTAAAGCATTAGTTACTCCGTCTTGGTATATTCTCTTAATGTTTGAATTATTAATAAGTTCTCTGTAGAATTGAACTTCCTTGGCGTCACAAAATTTTGCCTCTTTGGATTCTGTTATCAACTTTTCTAACTTAACGGATTCTACTAATTTAGTTTCCGTTTTCATTTCATATAACTTGGAAACAAATTCCCAGTTTACAACTTTCCAAAAGTTAACAATATATTCGTCTCGCTTGTTTCTATACTTCAAGTAGTAAGCGTGTTCCCATAAGTCTAACCCTAATATTGGAAACCCACCACCTTCAATCACATTCATTAAAGGATTGTCTTGATTTGGAGTCGACATAATCTTTAATGTGTTCTTGGCAGTAAGGACTAACCATACCCACCCTGAACCGAATCTATCTTTGGCAACAGTATCAAATTGTTTCTTGAACGCAGTGAAACTTCCGAATTGTTTTGTGATTTTTTTAAGTAATTCTCCTTCTAATTTCTTTGGAGTTGGTGTTAACATATTCCAAAACAATGCGTGGTTAAATGCTCCTCCTGCGTTGTTTCTTATTGTCTTATCAAAACGACTTATTGTTTTGATTATTTGTTCTAACTCTAAATCCCCGTATTTCTTTTTATTTAAAGCGTCATTCAATTTATCCACATATCCCTTATAATGTTTGTTATAGTGAAAGTTCATTGTCTCGGGGTCAATAAACTGTTTCAGGGCTGAGTAAGAATAGGGTAATTTTTCTATTCCTATTTTTTTCATTTCGTTAATCAACAACTCTTTTTCTTTTGTGATGTGGTTTTCAAGTATTTGTGTTTCGAGTTGTTGGATTTTCTCTTTTATTTTTTTCATAATTTTGGATTATCCATTTCATATAAATAATCCAGATTTTCTTTAACGACGCATTTCATTAATTCTATTCAAAATTTCTTCGGCAGCATCGGCCGTATTTTGATTGTCCCCCATAACTGTGGCAATCACTTGTTTTTTATTATTTAATATGTCGTAGATAATTCCTTCGATTGTGTTTTCGAATATGGGGTAGTAAACTAATACATTGTTTTTTTGACCGTATCTGTAAGCTCGGTCTTCTGCTTGGGCGTGGTCTGATGGTAAGAATGATAAGTCGTTCATAATAACTGCCTCACCAGCGGTGAGAGTAAGTCCGACACCTGCCGCTTTAATATTACCAACAAATACTTTAACTTTATCATTTTCTTGGAATCCGTCAACGCTATGTTGTCTTTCGGGTTTTGACATTGACCCATCTAACTTAACCGCAGTTTTACCAAAGTGTTCACATATCTTATTAAGTGAGTCAGTAAAGTTACAAAAGATGATTACTTTCTTTCCCTGTTCAACAATGTTTTCCGCAAGTTCTATTGTTTGAGCAATCTTCTCGTCGGCAATAACTTGTCGTATCTTAGTTAGTTTGGTAAATTGAACTGTAAGTGATTTTGATTCTTCTGGATTTTTATCATACCAATCATAATACTCACCCATTATTTCTTCATACATTTTAGATTTTAATCTAAGATATACTGGTGTGATTATTTTATCTGGTAAATCAAGAACATTTTCTTTAAGTCTTCTTAATGTAAGTCCTGTGGTCCTGTCTCTTAATTCTTCAAGATTTGAAGCTCCCATAACATTCCACACTTTTCTTCCACCAACATTGAATTGGTATCCTTGACAATATCTGATAGCGTAAGCCATCCAGTTTTTTGCCACAGGAGATTCAATTAAACTTAACAAATTGAAATAATCAATTGGTCTTGATGTCATTGGTGTTCCTGTTAGTAACCAAAGTCGGTCTACTTTCTTAACGAGGTCGTTAATTAATTTTGTTCTTTGGGCTGTAGCGTTTTTGATATAGTGTGCTTCATCAACGACCACCAAATCAAAATTGGCATCAAGAATTTGCGATTCGCCTTTCTTTTTTGTATCATGGAAATTTTTTATAATATCATAGTTTATTATTACAAAGTCAGCATCCGTACTAAAGTTTTTACCTTCAGCGATATAAACTGGTTTGTCTGAATAATTTTCAATCTCTCTTTTCCAGTTAATTTTTAAAGTTGCTGGACAAATAATTAATACTTTCTTGGAACCTGATTCTAATGCTGCTATAATAGTAGAAGTAGTCTTTCCAAGACCCATATCATCTGCAAGTATGAATTTTTTATTTTCAACCAATTTTTGGATAGCTTCTTTTTGATGTTCAAGAGGAGGACGATGAGAATATTTTTCATAGTTTATTACAACGTTTTTAACTGTGTTGTCTTTAATAATTGCTGCTTTAGGTAACCAAAAATCATGTAGTTGTTCTGATTCGGTTATCTTACCCCAAATATGGAACGCCTTTTCTTTTTCTGCTAATAGTTTTTCTACCCAAACCTTTTCGGGAATTTCGGTCATAAGTTTATCATCAGCAAGTTTCTGTGCGAAATATGCATCAAGTATCACCCACTTCTTTGCAACCTTTGGTTGTTTGTCGTGGTTATTAATAATATACTCAGACTGACTCCTTGTGGGGTAAAATCTTCTATTTATTTGAGACTTTCTTTTAAGCTCAATAAGGTAGTTATTCCCTCCTTCATAAGCCTCCAAGAGAGACATTGCCTTTGATTCTAAACTAGCATCCATTAATAGGAAAAATATTTGATTTAAATATAGTTAATGTTTGAGTATTTATCAATATATGCAAAAGTTAGTCCCAATTACAAGATTAGGTAAGTTCTTCGGAGCTGAGGATTATTCGCTCGACATTGGTATGGGTGAGGAGTGGTTGCTAGGTGATATGAATTTTACTATTGTTCTTTATAGAGTAGATAGACAAAAAACAAAAATAGATGATGTTTATGGTGAGGTACTTGAAGACGGAATCCAATTCTTGGCACCTGTTGAACTTAAAGGGTTGGTGCAAATTATGGCACCTGCACATAAATTATTAGGTAATTCTAAAGTTGAACAACAGGAACCTGGTAATATGAAATTTTCTATTTATCAAAAAACTCTTGTAGATTTGGAAGTTGAGATATTCCAAGGTGATTATATTGGATATTATGAATCTGAAGATAGGGTTAGATATTATGTAGTGTCTGATGATGGATATGTTAAGTCAGACAATAAACACACTTACGGTGGATACAAACCTTTTTATAGAACTATTGTTGCCACTTATGTTAGTGAAAATGAATTTAGAGGAATTTAATAATGCCATTACCAAAACAAGTTAAACCAACATTGCCGTTAGTTCCTAAAAAAACTTTGTCTGCTCGTAGAGAGCAGTTGTTGGAATACATTAACAAAGATGGAACTTATCTACCTAAGTCAGTATTACATGCCGACTTGGATAGAGGTATGCTTGATTTTGTTAAGGGGGATTTAGAAGTTATAACCGCAGGTAAGGTAGTACCTATGGTTGATATTATTATTACAACTCAAAACTGGACTCAATATGTTGAGACCGCTTTATTTGTTGATTTAGATTATAACCCTTCTCCACCATTCATTACGGTGGTAAGAAGTCCTGAAGTTAAATTTGGAACTAATCCCGCTCTTCTATATACAATACCTAATAGAAAACAATTTTATTATGCATCTGTTCCAACTTGGAATGGTAACGAGCAAGGTATGGATATATACACAATACCACAGCCAGTACCTGTCGATATTAACTATAGTGTAAAAATTATTTGTAATAGAATGAGGGAGCTTAACGAATTAAATAAAATCGTTATGCAAAAATTCTCATCAAGACAGGCATATACTTTTATTAAAGGACAATATGTTCCAATCATATTAAGTAACATTTCTGATGAATCTCAGATGAGTTTGGAGTCAAGAAAATATTATGTCCAATCATATGATTTTACAATGTTAGGATACCTTATTGATGAAGATGAATTTGAAGTTAAGCCAGCAATCGCAAGAGTTTCTCAAATTATGGAGATTGATACTTCAAGTTTAAAACAAAGAAGAAAAAAAAGTCCTGAAAACCCTGATGAGTTTTTATCAAACTTTTATTATGTTGTTGGTAACAATACATTAAGTGATGTGGTTGCCTATACTACCAATTTAACTTGGGCTAATTCAGTCAACGTTGAATCATATGATGTTTATATTAATGAAGACTATTATGGTACCGATGTTCAAAAAATTCAAATAACAACTAACGATGTTTTAAGGATTCAGGTTGTTAAGCAAGATAATTCTTTAGAAGCGAATATTAAGTTTGATAATATCTTAGTTTAACTTCTCTCCGTAGATATCTTTTTTTTCTTTGCACTTCTCAATTATTAAATTTTCCAAAAATTTATAAATCTTCATCCCACGATTCTCACAGTACTTTTTTAATATCTCGTGTACTTCTGGGTCTATTTTAATGTTCTTTATTTCCTTCTTAGTTTTCATAGGTAGAAAAAAGGCAGAATTTATTCATACCGTTTACAAATACATATTCAAAAGTCAAGTTTTTTGTAGTAGTAACGAATATTTATCATTAAAATAAATCTGCAATAGAATTAAATTAAATAATGGCAACAGCACAAGCAAATCAAAAAGTTTTTGTATCACCTGGAGTATACACATCTGAAACGGACCTTTCGTTCGTAGCACAGAGTGTCGGTGTTACTACCTTAGGTTTAGTAGGGGAAACAATAAAGGGCCCTGCATTCGAACCTGTTTTTATAACTAACTACGACGAGTTCCAAGCTTATTTTGGCGGAACGGAACCAGTAAAATTTGTAAACACACAAATCCCAAAATATGAAGCGGCATACATTGCCAAGTCATACTTACAACAATCTAACCAATTGTTTGTTACAAGAGTATTAGGGTTGTCGGGATACGACGCGGGACCCTCTTGGAGTATTAGAGTTACTGCCAATGTTGACCCATTAACTATTGGTATTACAAATACAGGTACATCATTTACTGCAATATTTACAGGTGCTACTTCAGGTAGTACTATTGATATGATAAGTGGATTACCTACAGATGTTCAGAACAACCTAAACGTACAATATAGATTATCTGATGGTAGTACTTCTACATATCAAGATGATTTTAATTCTAACTTAGGTAATATTATTGATAACCCATCGTTTTCTGCAACAACAGTTGCATTTTATGGTTCGGTACCTTCATCAACATATTGGGGATTAGTTAGTCAATATTCAAATCAATTAAATGTATTTGGGTCTAGTTCAAACAACCTTGACACTAATGATTTAAGTGCAGATTTAAATGACCCTTGGTATTACGCAACATTTGACAATGATGCTAATGTTAATAACAACTACTCAGGTTATTCATTTTATTATACTGTATCGTCTTTAACAACAACTGACGGTGGAGCAACTTACACAGGTACTATTGAAGGTGATGTATTCAACTTCTCAGGAACTGCATATAGTGAATATAACAACATGGTTGTTGCAACTTTACGTTCAAGAGGTATTTCATTATACTCAAACAACGCAGACCTTGGTCAACACGGTCCTATATACGAAGTAAGTGGATTAACTGATGTTAATTTAGTTGCAACAGGACAATATTCAGGTATTACAAATTCACCATATGAAGGATTCTTACTTTCAGGTATTACTAAAGATTCTGATACTTTCTCTTTTGAAACTTCATTATCTGCGGCGTCTCCTAAGTTTATAACTAAAGTTTTAGGTGTTGATAATTTTGGAAAATCAAGAAATGAGGTTCCATTATATGTTGAAGAAATTTATCCAGGTTCTTTAAACTACGCATATAACCAAGGTTATATTAAAGGAATTAATCCTGAGTTAGTTGCATTAGAAGATGCTAGAGGTGAAAATACACAATCAATCGCTTATAAAGTTGAAAAATATCAATCACCTGAAACTCCGTTCTTGGTATCTGAGTTAAGAGGTAATAAAGTATATAGATTATTTAAGTTTATCTCAATCTCTGATGGTGACGCAGCTAACACAGAAGTTAAAGTTTCAATTGCAAACTTATCATTTAACAATATGACATTTGATGTATTGGTTAGAAACTTCTTTGATACAGATGCTAATCCTGTTGTAATTGAGAAATTTACAAACTGTAACATGGACCCAGCTTCAAACAACTTTGTTGCTAAGAAAATTGGTTCGTCTAACGGTGAATTTGCTTTAATTTCAAGATATGTAATGATTGAATTAGCTGATGAAGCTCCGATAGATGCAATCCCTTGTGGATTCTACGGTTATACTCAAAGAGAATACGAATCAACTGCTAATATTTCACCAGTACCTACATTCAAAACTAAATACTATTTTCCAGGTGAGGTTATTTATAACCCTCCATTTGGTTCTACAACAAACGCAACTGAATCTGCGGGTGATATTGTTAGAAGAGCTTACTTAGGTTTCTCTTCCCAATTTGGAATTGATGATGCGTTCTTACAATTTAAAGGTAGACAAAATCCACCTAACTGGGTCTCTTCTGCATTACCTATTGCAGGTGAACCTTGGAATTATTTAAGTAAAGGATTCCACATGGACTCAGGAGCAACTGTAGTTACAATTGCAAATTCATTCCAAACAAGTGGTCAAACAGCATTTGAGTGTGGTGTTGCGGATTTCAGATTCGACCCTGAGACTCAAGAAAACCCTTACTACTTTATCTATTCAAGAAAATATACAATATGTTTCGCAGGTGGATTTGACGGGTGGGATGTTTATAGAGAATTTAGAACTAACCAAGATAGATTCCAATTAGGGGCGACAGGTTACTTAGCAGGAGCTTCGTCTTCTACAAGATACCCAACAGCAACAGGTGATGGTTTATTTAAAAGAATTGTTGTTGCAAACAATACTCAAGATTTTGCTAACACCGATTATTACGCTTACTTACTTGGTATATTAACATTCGCTAATCCTGAAGCAACAAACATTAACATATTTGCAACTTCAAGTATCGATTATGTTAATAACTCAAATCTTGTTGAGGAAGCTATTGATATGGTTCAATATCAAAGAGCTGACTCTGTGTATATCGCAACAACTCCTGACTATCTAATGTATACTCCAGATGGAACTAACTCTTTAGATGTTATTTATTCTCAAGAAGCTGTTGATAACTTAGACAATACAGGAATTGATTCTAACTATACGGCAACTTATTACCCTTGGATTTTGGTTAGGGATACTGTTAATAATACACAAATCTATATACCACCTACAGGTGAAGTTGTAAGAAACTTAGCATTAACGGATAATATAGCGTTCCCTTGGTTTGCATCTGCGGGTTACACAAGAGGTCTTGTTAATTCTGTTAAAGCAAGGGTTAAATTAACTCA